TTATTTTAAAAAATAGTATAATTTTTTAGGTTTGTAACAAATTTTATATAAATTTGATTATTACTAACATTTAAATTTATACTTATGGCAGAATCTCATTTATCTTATCATGTCTTATTAGACATACAACGCATCCAACAAAAATTGACAAAGTTGGAGCAGTTACAAGAGTTAAAAAATTGGCAAAATATTAGATTATTGTTTGAGGCAAAAAATGGACTTAAACAGGAATTTGTTATTTTAGACCAATACACATTCCCTTTTCTTCTTGAAAATGAAATTAAAATTCTTATTGATGATTCTATAGAACAATGTCAAAGAGACATTGAATCATTAAAATTCACATTAAAAAATTTGTAAAATGAAAATTCTAACACGCAACTATTTAAAAAAACGAGCAACTAACATTTTCACATTTGGTTATCCAATGAAAAAAACTGATTACGACCAATTTAATGTACAGGGAGGTTCAGAATATATGGTAACAAATAGCAATCATGTATTTCAAGTATTGCCATCCACATATGCAAAAGATAAGTTTATATACATAGGATTTTTTTACAATGGGGTATTTATTTCAACTGATAGAAAAGCAGGTGAAAATTATATAAAAATTAAAATTTATTAATTAAAAATTAAACTATGAAACAAACAAATTTAAACATGGTATTGAGTGATAAACAATACACAAAATTAGAAACCGAAATAGAAATTTTAAATTCGATTATTGATGATTTGGATTCAATATTTCAAAAAGGAAACGATGATGTTTTTAAAATGATTTTTGAAATTGGAAAAATACATTCTCATTTACAAACATCATGGGCTGATATGCAAATTATAATGGATGACATTAATCACCAAAATCAATAAAAAATGAACAAATTAAAATTAACACAACCTGCATTTCCATCTATGCCATTACAGGATTCTTTAGGTAGAATGATAATTCCAAATGCAGGACTTTCAAGGTTGGAATATTTTTCATTAAAAATATTTCAAGTAATTTATAAAAGACATCATCAAGAATTTTTGGAAGATGGAAACGAGGAAAGATTAGATGATACAATAATAATGGATATTGCAATTGATGAGGCAATATCTTTTTTAAAATCAATTGATAAACTAACAAATGATATAAATGATGAAAAACCATACACCGCATCCATCATCCAATAATGGAATAGAAGCAATTATAATTATTATATTTGCTTTTTTGATTTGTGCAATGCTTCAAAATATCTAAATGGAAACAAATACTAACATTCAACCTTCCATAGATGATTTACTTAGCTTACGACAATTCAACCCCAATTATGTTCCAAAGGAAGAAAATGTAATATTGACTATAGGGAATAGGGTTGTTGGTTCCACGATGGCTTATATTATCTTTGGGGGTCTCCCAAAGGCAGGTAAGTCAAGTTACCTTAATTCTTGTATAGCATCTGCATTCACACCTCATGATATATTTTCAATGAAAATAAACCTTCCTGCAAACCGCAGGAAGATTTGTTTATTTGATACTGAAAGTTCAGATTTTGACTATTATAAAAGAATAGAACAAATAAAGGATTTTGCGGGTATTAGTATATTACCTGATTATTTTAATTCATTTCAAGTTAGAGAGGATTCATCAATTATTATTAGACAAATGGTTGATAGGTACCTTGAATTAAATGAAGATTGTTCAGTATTAATTTTGGATGGAATGTTAGATTTAATTTCAAATTATAATAATGAGGATGAAGCATCAAATTTAACTAAATGGTTAAAAAAAATTACCAAAGTATATGATTTACTTATAATTTCAGTTTTACATTTTAACAAATCAAATGACCATACAACGGGTGTAATTGGTTCACATTCAGATAGATTTGCTCAATCCACACTTGAAATAAGAAAGGATAAAGAAACAAATACTTATATCATGGCAAGTAGATTTATGAGGAGTGATGCAGACTTTGAACCAATTACATTAATGAATTTTAATGGCAGGATGCAACAAGTTGCAAATGATTCAATAAAACAAAAATCAAAAAAAGCATCTGATTTGGATATAATGGAATCAAAAAGACTTTGCAATCAAATCGTTTCAATTCCTATGCTTTATAGTGATGTAGTTGATGAAATTAAAGAAAGGACCGCAGAATCAAATACTTATGCAAAACAATTAATGAAAATATGGATAAACAAAGGAATGATTGTAAAGGATATGAATAATAAATATAAAATTATATAACATTTTTAACTTTTAATTTATGAAAACATTTTTTAAACGATTGTATCTTATAATTATTTTATTCCCTGTAGCAATATTTTATTCAATAATTACTATGTTATGGGTATTAGTTGTGTATTTATATGAAATATCAATTATTAAATTAAAAAACAAATAAAATGAAAAATCAAAATAAATGGTATTATTTAGGATATTGGATATATTTAATTGGCAATGAATATATCGCATCAATTGATAATTCAATACATAAAACTTTAACGAGTGCAAAAGCTCATACTGATTATATATCTAAATAAAAAAGAGAGACCTGCTTTTTTAGGGCAGGTCTATGAATTTACTAACATTCATCCTTACGGCAACATTTTTCAATACAAAACTAATTAAACTATGACAAACAAACAAAAAATCTACTTTATTATTCAAAAAAGAAAAGTAGTATCATTAACTGACCTGTATGAAATTATGGCAATTGACAGGATGCAAATATTATCTGCAGTATCTCATTTGTGCATAAGCAGGAAAATAAGAGCAGTTAGGCAGGAAAATATAAGATATTTTGTAATTAAAGAAAAACCCCTTAAAAATGCCTAAAAAACTATATACAGGCATAGTTTTCTTTGAAAATGGGGAAAACCCTCGCAAATACCGAAATATATCAAATTTGAGCAGTTTTATGCGGTTTTTAGGTAATATTAACGCATATTATGTGAATATGTATGATAAAGAAACAAAATTGTATATTGAAAGAATATATATAAAAAAAGGAAGCTAAATAGCTTCCTTTCTCATTTCAAAACTTAAACCTATGCAACAAACTAATTTATGTTAAAAATAGTTTCTTTTCTGCAGTCCTACGGGCATTTAAACCTACATTTGGAACCCCTTGATAATAAGTCCATCTATCAAATTCATTTGCTACAATATTAGCAGGTTGACCTTGATTAAGTAATTTTAATAAAGTACTTCCTGCAAATGCTCCTTTTCCTACATTATAAGCAAATGAACTTAATGCCAATGCTTGATTTTCAGTAATTGGAACAATTACCATTGATTGAACATAACTATAATCTTTTGTAGCTTCATTTAACAACCATTGTTTTGCAGTTGTTTTGTCAATAATATCCCCTTTTATTACAGGTCTATTTTGGTCCCAATTATATTGAGAACCATATCCAACGGAATATCCTTTTCCATCAGGATAAGCAACCGCATAAAATCCTTCCCATTTGCTGATTACATTAAATAATTTATCGCTGATGAAACTAAATGGAGTTGTATTTAACGCAGTTGCTATTTTTTTTCTTAACATATATAAAATTGCTACGGATATTAAAATCCCTATTGTAGCTTTTTTTTTGTTCATAAAATTATTTTGAGTCCTGTGCTGATGCTCCTGTTAAAAATGCACCTAAACTTGCAACAACTGAACCAATTACTTGTAATTTACCTGTAGTATTAGTAGCAAGATAAGTTCCAATTGCACTTAATAAACCGAAAATAGTAGTTTTTGGATTTTTCATTTTTTTTTGTTTTGTTTATAAATATTATATATTGTATAAATTGATGCACTACAGCTTAATAAACCTAAACCTAATTGAATATAGGCATTTGTTTCATTTATTGAAAGCATCCATGAACTTACACTTGTTAATGAACCTATAATTGTATTATTATTATTCATCTTTTTGTAATTCTTTTACAATTACTTCAAATGCTTGTGCTACTGCTACCGCAGTATCTACATTTTGAAATAGACCGCCTTTTATGGCTTGATCTATTACTTGTTTAATTAATTCTATGGCTTTTTGCTTTTCCATTTGTTTATGTTTAAAGGTTAAAAAAGTTAGAGTATAATTACTCCTAATTGTGTTGAAGCCCAATTATAAGCATAAGAATTACTATCTGGATTACTAGAATATTG